TCCCAGCTTCTTCAGCTGGTAGAGTTGCTTCTGCAGCCACGCGACGTGGCCCTTGAACTTGTCGTCACCTTCGCGATGCCACTTCACCAGGTGCTGGTAGAAGTGGAAGTTCGACATGTCGCCGGCGTCGTAGCACTGCTTGCAGAGGTCGGTGAACCGCGCGATGGCAGCCTGCTCGGCGGCAAAGGCATCGTTCAGAATCTCGGTGACGCTATCGTGTGTCGCGGCGGACTTCAGCTCAATCGTGGGCGCGCCCTCGAGGAACAATACGCGGCTCACCAGGCACTTCATGTGGTCCTCGCACTGCTCCTTGAGCTGCTTGAGGCCGTCGGCCAGATCCAGGCCCAGGCGTTTCACGTCGCGCTGGTCGAGAAGATACTGAAGCATCATGGAGCCTTCCATGTTGGCGGCCTCCTGAAGCCCAGCGATTACCTGTGGGTTCCCTTTCATAAACGTCCTTCCTTGTGGTTGAGTCTTTAGCCGCGGTACAGCCGTGGGGCCGATTCGAAACCGCTGCCGGCGCGCGCCATGCCGGCGACGAGTAGATCCTTGACCATGCCCAGGTCTTCCTCCGAGAGCCCCGTGAACCCCTGGCTCTTGGACTTGGTGGGCGCCGCTTTGCTACTCGGAGTTCGCTCTTCCGTTGCCGCCGGCTGCTCCTGGCCGCGGAGCGTCGTGTTGCGCGGGTCCGAATCCAGGATGATTTCGAATTTGTCCACCAGCTTGTTGAACAGTGCAATCTGCGCAAGCTGGGTGGGAGGGTCGTAACCGTTCTCCAGCACGGCCTCGAACCAGGTCTTGCGACCCATGCGGACGTCCTTCAATACCCCCTCTGCGTCCTTAACCGGATCGACCGATTCGAATCGCGGCGCGGTCCACTGCACACTGCGCAATCCGATCTTCGGATCGTTGGCGGCGGATTTCGGAATCTTGCCCTGCAGAATCAGCGTGTCGATGAAGCGACGCCACACAGGCATCGCGAATAGTGGGATTAACGTGAGCCAGCGGAAGGCCTCCACGGTGTTACGGAAGCCGAGCATCCCGCCGCGCCAGGAGGAGTAGTTTACCTGCGACATGTCGCCCGTGCCGAGTTCGTAGGGCAAGCCGATGCCGGCCATGATCCCCTGCAACTCGGTCATCTTGTATTCGCGGTACCCGCCCGCCGGCGGCGGATTGTTGAACTTGATGTCCTGGCCCGGCTTCAGATACTCAACCATGCCGGGCTGGAAGCTTTCGACCGGCAGCCCGCTGGATGGATCGGTTCCCGCGATGCCGAGTGGATCGCCATCGACACCTTCCGGTTGCTGCACGAACGCCGTAACACAGGCTTCCACCTTCTTGCGGACCCGCTCCGCGTCGCAGTAATCATCGAGATCCCGGAGCGCCATCATCACCGGCGCCAGCCACGGCACGCCGCGAACCTGGCCGGGCCGGAGCACGCGGTAAACGTGCATGATCTGGTCGGCCGGAACCGGCTGGCTCACAATGCCGCCGCGCGGGTTCAGGATCAGTACACCGCCGGGGTGATAGCTGAACAGCCAGTACGCGACGCGGCGTCCCATCTCGTCGAACTGCACGCCCTCCATCACATGGCCGTTGACCAGCCCCATCGTGCGCGCCTGATCCAGGAAATCGGCTTCAAGCATTTGAAGCTGAAGCGGAATACGCAGACCAGCGTCGGCAGGTCGCGGCCTGAAACGCACAATCGCCTCTCCCGATTCCGCCATGGTGCGGACGGTCAGCGTCTGCATGCCATAGAAATCGAGGCGCTGCGGCGTGTCGCAGCCGTCGGCGAAGAACGGCCACTCGGCATCAATGATCTTGTCGATGGCCGTGTTGCCGGTCTTGGCTTTCGGTACAATTCCAGTCCCGACCACATTCCCGGCCAGTTCCTCTACTGCGCGCGCCGCATACGGATTGTTGCGGATCAGATCGCGGCTGCGGTTGCGGAGCCATATGAGCGACCCCATCAACTCGACGTTGGCGTCCGTCGATGCGGCATACCAGCCGTGGGCGCGGCGGCCGGCGCTGGCGCCTTCGTACCGGAATCTCTGCGCGTGGCGCTCCAGATAGCCCGTGGTCAATTCGAGTGCCACGCGACTGCGCACGCGTTGTAACGCAACGCGCGGCGCCACGATGCTGATGGCCTTATCGAGAAGATTCATTCCGTTACCAGCGGTCGTCCACCGTTGGGCCTGTGGGGCCGTCGCCGCGCTGGTGCTGCGCGAACCGGACGCGGCTCCCGGTTTGCCCGCTGGTCTTGCGGATATCCTCTTCGATGGCGGCCTTCGCCTTCAGTAGCTCGTCCACCGAGCGGTAAGTTACCTCGCGCCCATCCGGAAACCGGACTTTGAGGGTGGGGCCTCCGATGGCCTGCGTGACCGCGTCCAGGTTCGCTTGCAACTGCTGAATCGTCAGAGCCATATCAATTCCGTCCGAACCAGTTGCGGCGCGGCATCCATGGGTCGTCGCCGCGCTCTACGGGCGGTGGGGCGCTGGCCGGCTTTGGCACCGCCGGAATCGCCAGTGGCGTCTCCCCACGTCGCGTCTGCACCATCCGCGCGAAGCGGTCGCAATGCACCGGCAGTTTCAAACCGCTGGCGTACAGTGCATGCAGCGCCGCGTATGCGAGAACCCGCGCGTCCAAGCCTTCGTTGCGCGCGTTCGCCGGCTTCCGCCATTCCTGCTTCGGAAACCCGTTGTGATAGCGCGTGAACTTTCTCTCGGCGGTCAGTTGCTCGAAGTACTCGAGGTCCCGCCCGATCGGGAAGTGGCAATAGCCTGGCCCCACGTCCCGGAGCTTCAGCCGGTCGTAGATCGCCGTCTTCGCCGCATCCACCCCGATCATGAAGAACGGCGTCTGGTTCTTCCGGCTCGGCTTGCGCGGCCAGATCGGCGACTCGCCCGCGCGTCCCTTGGTGGCGTAGACACGCCGGTTGTAGCGGTCCCGCGTGAAATGCAGCACGGTGGCATCCTTGAACCCACAGTCGATACACGTCGCGACAATCCGCATCGGCAGCCCGGACGCATGCAGGTACTCGGAGAGGAGCAGGCCCTCCAAGTGCTCCCACACCTCGTTGCGGGTGACATCCCCGGGAATCACGTGGTAGGCAATCGACCAGGATTCTTCATCGCGCCCCCACCCGGCGATTTCCATCTCCAGGCGATCGGCCTGCACGTCGACGCCTGCCGTGATCAGTGCCACCCCGTCCGGTGCCTCGGCTTCGAACGGCTCGCAGCGATTCCACAAAGCGTGGGAGTCCGTCGCTACTTCGTGGGTCTCCTCCCACAACTCAGCGAGCACCGTATTCAGAAATGCTTTCAGCGTCTCCGGCGACTTCTTCGCCGCCAGGAATTCCACCGCGATCTCTCCCCAGGATTTCTTTGGCGAGATCAATTGCGAGACGCGAAAGCCGGGAATCGGCGAGGACGGGTTCGCCGCGCGGTATTCGCCGCGCTCCACCATCTCGGCTTTCAAGCGGTGAGGGATCAGCTCGCGGCACTCGGCGCAACGATACGCGGCGTCTTCGGGTTTCCCCTCTGGCCATACCACGCCCGGCCCGGTGCCACCGCCGAACGCGAGCACCTGGAAGCACCCGCACTGCGGGCAAGGCACGAAGTAATCGCGCTGGTCGCTCTCACGCCACGCCAACTCGATGCGGCTGACGCCCTTGATCGTCGGCGTGGAAGCCATGACGATCTTTTTGTTGTGGGCGAACTCCGCGGTGCGCTGGATCGCCAGCGACACCGGGTCGCCCTCCGTGCCCGCGCTCGCCGGGTAGCGGTCCACCTCATCCAGCAGCGCATACCGGATCGGCCGCATGGCCAAGCCCGAGGGCGAGATCGCCCCGGTCAGCGTGATTTGCCCTGCGCCGTTCGCGAGAACCTTGTGCAGCGTCGTGTTGCTCGAATCGCGCGACTTGACGGGCGCGATCTTCCCGCGCAGCGCGGGCGTCGCACGAAACATGGGCGCGACGCGATCCTTCGACAGCGCCTTGGCATCCTCCGTGCGCGGCTCCACCACCAGCACCGGTCCCGGATCCACATCGGCGATGAAGCCGATGAAGTTGAGGAGAACCTCCGTCTTGAGGATCTGGGCTCCCGATAGCACCACGACCTGGCGGCAGGGATGGCTGGGGCTGAGCACGTCCATCGGCTCCCGCTGATAAGGCCGCGTGCGCCACTGGCCCCGCTCGGCCGCCGCGCCGCCGGTCAGCACCCGGTTCTCATCCGCCCACTGCGAAACGGTAATCTCGCGCGGCGGCAGCATGGCCGCGGCGCCAACCTCATGGATGGAAAACGGTTGCATTTACAGGCCCGCGTCCGCGATTGCTTTGCTCACCTTGCGCAGCACGGTTTCATCATCGTTTTTCAGCAGCCGATGGATGGCTTTCTCGTCGTTGACGGCGGCCAGCATGGGTGCCAAGCGGTCGGCACGCGCCTGGAGATGGTCTTTCACGATGGCCGAGAAACTCGCGGCATACTCCGAGGCGCGCACCGCCTGGATCAGCTTGCCGGCTCGCTCCTCGTATTCCAACTGCGCCGTTCGCGCCTCGAAACTCGTCTTGACGGCACGGGCACGCAGGTATTGAGCGACCGGATCTCCGGTTGCAGCCGGCGGGTCGGGCATCGGGGAAACCCGTTCCTTCGGCGCTGCGGTCGCCGTTCGATTGACCGTCTGGCCCGCGAAGGTGTTCTTAGCCCATTCCTGGTTGGCGCGTTCCGGATCGATGCTCCCGTCGGGCAGCGTCGTGATGCGCTTGCTGGCGATGGCTTTCTGCACGGCGGGCAGACTGCACCCGCGCATCCGCGCGTAGGCCCGA